CCCAACCCCTTCCCCACGGAGCACCCCCACCATGCCCACTTCTCAGCCTGCGCCAGGGCCTACAGCCCCTCCCTCCATCTGGTTCGAGCTTCGCTACCCAGGGGCCTTCGGCCCCGCCCCAAGCGCCGCCGCCCCAACCATCTTTTGCAAGCACTACCGAAGCCTAGCAGCAGCCCAGGGGGCCTTGCCCACCCACGGGCCTGCCGCCAGCCTTTGGATGCTATCAGAGCCAGCGTCGCAAACCCCCGGCATCTTCACCCCGCTTTGCGAAGAGGAACTAACCTCCGGGGGAGGCTTCGCCTTTTCCCCTTGGGCCTAGCCACCGCCGGAGGCGGGGCCTCCGGCCCCACCCCCAAAAAAATCTTCCCCCACCCCCAGATTTCCAGTTGACTTCCACCCCCAAACCCCCTAAATTCCAAATCAGGCCAAGGGGCTTCACCCCTTCCCCTTAACCAAAGGAACCTACCAATGTCCCAAATCTTCACCTACGGCACCGACATCAGCGTGGACCTGCACTCCCTGCCGGAATCTTCGATCCATGCCCTGATCCGCCGTGGCATGAGCCATTACTTTGGAAACGAAGTTTCCACCAAGGTCTCCGCTTGGAAGGTCGCCCGCGCCGAGGGCGCCCTCGGCGCCCCCAACGACGCGGAAATCGCCGCAGCTAAAGCAGACTTCACCCAAGCGGCCCTGGAGGCCCTTCTCTCCGGCACCGTCGGGCAGAGCATCCGCGGGCCTCGCGGCAGCAGCGTGGAAACAGAGTTCAACCGCCTCGCGGAAGAGCAGGCCAAGGCAATCCTCAAGTCCGCCGGTATGGTCATGCCGACCAAGGACAAGACAGTCCGATTTGGAGATGGCACGGAGCTCTCGCGGAGCGACATCATCGCCCGCGTGAAGGCTAAGTTCGGGGCGGAGCTTCGCTCCAAGGCAGAAAAGAACGTTGCGGATCGGGATCGCGCTGCGCAGCATACCAGTCTAGAGGCACTGGGCCTCTAGGGGCTTCGCCCCCTCACCAGGGGGCTTCGCCCCCTCACTCACTTCTTTCCTTGGACCCACTCACATGAAAAACTCAAACAGCAAACTCACTTCCAAACCCGCCGGAAACCCAGTGCCTGAGGCATGGGCACTAGGTTGGAACCATGCCCAGGACTTCCTCCCTTTCTCCCCCGACTATGAAAACTGGCCCAAGCTGTACCAAGACAACTATGAATTAGGCCGCCTCCAAGCAACCGCCCTTCGGACGGAAGGGCTTGGAAAGAAACTCTCCAAAAGAAACAACCGCTACCATTCCCCAAAAATACCAGAGACAGCTATGCAAGTCCTAAAAAATTCCTGCCCAGTCGACCACGCCCCGGCTTCGCCCAGCTTGCGCTTTGGCACTAGCCTAGACCGCAGAGGCTTCCCCAAACCAATCCCCCAGACTTCACCAGCGGGCTCCGCCTCCAGCCCCCAAAGCATCGGACTATAGGGGGAGGGGGCCGGGGGGCAAAGCCCCTCTCCCCCACCCACACACATACTCACTTTCTCTCGGAGCCCCCACCATGCCCCTTACCCTCCGCAACCTCTCCACCGCAGCCTACGCCTTCGGTCAAAAGGTCTATTTATACACCACCCTAGACCTGCTTGCGCAGGTCACCAGCGATAGCTACTGGGACCATGCAACAGAGCTTAGAAAGGGGGATTGGATACTGATCACAGCTAGAGACGGCGCGACGGTGCGGGTGGTGGCAGGGAAGATGCCAGGGGGCGGAGTGGTGCTTGCAGGGCTTGCGCCGTAGGGGGCCTGCGGCACACGCATGGCTGGCCTGCGGCACACGCATAGCTCCTTCCCTCATTTGCCTTGCATCACTAGCCTACACCCACTAACCTGCCTCCAACACCAAACCCAGCCTGCGGCGGGTTTCCCAAGGAACCTTTCTCAAATGTTCACCATCCTACTCTTCCACTCCACCACCCCTCGCGTAGTTACCTATATGGACCACTATGGTCCCTTCCCCACCGTACGAAGCGCGGAAGTCTGGCTCTCCAGCCCCATCATCAATCCCAACGGGGACCGAGGGGTGATTTTGGAGGGCGAAGCCAGCGACCTGCGGGCCTGCGGCAGCATCCCGCCCCTCCCCCCACACTACAAACCCCACATCCTAGTCATCGACAGCCTGCGGCAGCCCCACCGGGAAATACTCTCCCGTGCCCCCAGACTAATCGGCCCTTTCGGCAGTTTAGACGCTGCTCTAGAATGGGCGGAAGCCTTTAACGAAGAGGCGGAAGGGAATGATGATCCAGGGCAGGCCACGGTGTGTATGCTCCCAGCAGGGGCGGAGCTCCGCGCGGAAAGTGGAGTGGACTTTGAGGCTTCGCCAAGGGGCTAAAGCCCCCAGGTCTTCGACCCTTTCTCTGGAGTCTCCCCGATGCCTATGAAAAAAGAGCAATACCAGCTAATCGCCCAGGCCCTCCGCGCGGGGCGGGCCTCGCCAGACACAGTGCTAGCGGTGGCGGCAGCGTTAGAGCTGGATTGGAAAAAATGGCCTCGAACGGAGTTCCTCGCGGCCGCCCTCCCCCGTGCTTTGCCCAGGCTTCGCCCCCTGCCTCCGGCGGACCCTGACGGCATCCGCCGCCTCGGGCCTGCGCCGACCCCCCACCGCAAGTTCCAATACTACAATTCCCCGGAAGCCCTCGGGCTTTAGCCCCGGGGCGAAGCCCCCTTCCCACCCACTCACTCTCCAAGGAACCCACCCATGCAGCCTTCGCCAGCCCCCATCCTCGCCAGGGGCGAAGCCCCCATCCTCGCCATGCTAGTCGGAAGTCACTTCCGGCCCCCGGCCAAACAGGTCCTCGCGGTGCTTCCAGCGGGAGCGGAGCTTAGCCTCCGGCCGGAACCGGAGAACCCCTATGACCCAGATGCTATTGCAGTTTATGGGGACGTGCGAAGCACGGTGCCTATCCACCAATACGAGGCTTTAGAAGAAAGCCTGGAGGGCACGGGGACAGCCCTGGAAGATCTTCTTGGCGAAGCCCCGCCCCTCCACCTAGGCTACATAGCCCGAAGCGGCGCGCCCACAGCCAAGGGCTATCCAGGGAACTTGGAAGTAGGCGCGGAGCTAGCGCGAGGAGGCGAAGCCCCCCGCACCTGGACCCTAGCCTTTTCCCCAGAGGGATTTCCGATGGTCAAGGGGACCTAGGAGGCCGGGCTTCGCCCCCTTCCCCCACTCTAGCTGTCCCCGCGACACCGTTCGCCAGCTTCCGGGCTTCGCCCGGAAAAGGAAACCAAGCCATGACAAGCACAAGGGGCTCTGCCCCTGGGGCCTCGCCCCACTCCGCCACCCCCGAACAAGAAGCAATCATCTCCGCTATCGCCACCACCAGCACCCACATTCTAGTCGAGGCCGGGGCAGGTTGTGCCAAGACCACCACCGCCAAGGCAGCGGCCAGAGGGATCAAGGAGGGCGCGCTAGCACTTGCGTTTAACAAACGAATAGCCATGGACCTCGCGGAGGCGATGCCAAGCCACTTCCACTGCAAAACCTTCAACGGGCTCGGCCATGGGGCCTGGGCACGGGCCTGCGGCAGCACCAAGCTAACCCTAGACGATAGGAAGCTAGGAAAGCTGGTTTCCCAAATCGCCCAAGCCCGGAGGGTAGTTTTGAACACGGACCAGTGGGATGGACTTCGTCAGCTAGTCCAGAAGGCTATGGGGGCCGGGCTAGTGCCTGCGGCCTCCGGCCCAGAGGGCTTCACCCCCGACACCCGCGAAGGGTGGGAAAGCGTCGCAGACTCCATGGGGATGTTTGCAGATGATTTTGACCTAGTGTGGGAACTGGGGCGGGAGATTTTGGTAGAAAACATCAAGCTCGCCCGGGATGGGATTATTAGCTTTGATGATCAGGTTTACTGTCCGACCATGCTAGGGGGCAGGTTTACCAAATATCCCAATGTGATTGTGGATGAAGATCAGGACTTGTCGGATTTGAATATTGCCATGCTAGACAAATCCGCCAGAGGCAGAATTATAGCACTGGGGGACAAGAGACAGGCTATTTATGCCTGGAGAGGGGCGCGGGGGGACAGTGCACAGAGGATTAGGGGGCTCCGCCCCGGAGCCCCTTGGGCCGAGTTCCCTCTCCTAACCACCTTCCGTTGTCCGCAGGTGGTGGTGGAGCGCCAGCAAGCCCACCTGCCCGGTTTCCGGGCTGCGCCGGAGGCCCCAGAGGGGGCGGTGTATAATTGGCTAGGGGAAGCCCATTGGACCTGGGAGGCGCTTCGCACCACCGGGGCTGGCTCCATTGCCATTCTCTGCCGCAACAACGCACCGATTATGAAAATGGCTTGGGCCTTGCTCCGCAGGGGGGTAGGGGTGCAGATTATTGGGAGGGATATTGGGAGGGGCCTGTTGGCGCTGGTGCGAAAGATTGCCCCAGACGATACCACCGGGATTGGACCATTCTTAGCCAAGCTAGCAAGCTGGGAGGAAGGGGAAATTTCCAAAGCCCGTGCTAATGGCAAGGCCTATTTGGTCTCAGGAATTCTAGACCGGGCCGAGGCACTTCGCGCTAGCGCCTGCGGCGCAAGCCCCGCCACCAGCGGGGCGCTTTGTCAGCTTATCCTAGAACTTTTCTCCCGAACCACCGGAACGGTCACTCTTAGCTCTATCCACCGTGCCAAGGGCCTGGAATGGACCACGGTAGTCCATTTGGACCCGTGGAGAATTCCAAGCAAGTTTGCCCTTGCGGAGGGGGAAGAGGCGCTAGCGCAGGAAATGAACCTCCGGTATGTGGCAGAGACTCGGACTAGGGAAACCCTAATCCTCGCAAACGCGGACAGCTTTGGAGGCTGAGGCGGAAGCCTAGGCGGAAGCCTAGGCGGAAGCCTCCAAGTGCCAGCGCCTTTTTATCTTAACCCAAATAGGGGCAAAGCCCCAGGGCCAAGAGGCCCAGGGCCAAGAGGCCCTTTTCCAAAGGAAACAAAACAATGTCAATTACCCAGCAGCCTACTGCAACAGAGCCCCCCGAATACATCCCCACCCCCGAGGACATCCGGGAGATGGAGCAAGCCTTCGGCGGGGCTACGCCCACGCCCCTTCCGGAACTTTCCGCCATCGCCAGCGGCCTGGTCATCGATGATCTGATAGCGGAGCTGGGGGCGCTTGGCATAGCCTTGACTTTCCTCGGCCAGTCGGATTTGGGAAGAAAATGGTATGCAGGGCTGAGGCAGCCGGGCAAGCCGCCAGTGGTTCAGCCAGGGGCCTCCCCGCAAGAGGCGATTGTGAATTGTTTGATGGAAAGCAATTTTTTAGAAGGGGGCGAAGGGGCGAAGCCCGCCCCAACGTTATCGGATTTGGGTCTTTAGCCGGGGGCGGGGCAGGGGCGAAGCCCCCTAGCCTATGGCACAAGGCCCACACCCATACTTTCCCTAACAAAGGGGGGCCTTCGGCCCCACCCCCTTTCCCCCACTCTCCCAAGGAACCTATACCATGCCCACGCTTCGCGCAGCGCCTTCCGCGCTCCCCCTCGCGGACATCCCCATAAACATCTCCGGCTACAGCTTCGGCGTCCCCGCGCGCTATTCCCCCGGCCATTCTCTAAACGAAACCGAGGCCCAAGCCCTAAACGGCCTAGTCGCCGATAACATCCGCGAGAATGTGCGGAAATGGGTCTCCGGGGCGCTGGAAGAGACCCCGGAGGGCCTTGGGCCAGAGGCCCAAGCCAGCCTAGCTTCCCGGATCAGAGCCTACGCCGCTCGCTACTCCCTCTCCCCCTCCCGCCCCGCTCCGCGCCCAACCCCAGTTCAAGCGGAGCTTCTTGCCATGGCAATCGAGCGAGGGACTACACCGGAGGCGCTTGCGCGCAACGGGGATCTGGTCTTAGAGGCCCAGCGCCGCGCAAGCGCCAAGCTCGCGGTGGCACAGAGGGACCTTTGGGAATTGTTGGGGGCGGGGCCATAGGCACATGAAAGGTGAATCTGATGTCTGACCCACTCCAAACCACAGGTCTGACGGCAATGCTCGTTGCCCATGAATTGGAGCGTGCAGCCGAATGCCGCCGCGCTGTATCTGGATGGCGGTGGCATGGCAAATGGTCAGCGCAAGACTGGAAAGACAGCGCGCGGTCTCATGTCGAATTGGCGCGCAAGCTGCGGAGTGCAGAAAGCCATGGCAGGCCATGAGCGTCTATGTGGACACCGCCGAAAACCAATTCGGGCGGATGAAAATGAGCCACATGCTGGCGGACACGCTCAAGGAACTGATGGAGATGGCGGACCTAATAGGCGTCGAGCGTAAGTGGTATCAAGGTTTCGAGAAAGCCAGTTGTCCGCACTTCGACATCGCCCAGACAAAACGAGCATTAGCCATCAGGCATGGCGCAATTGAGGTCGATCGTTATCGGCTAGTCGCTGTGATGAAGACGATCAAAGCCAATGCAATCGATCGCGTCAGGGCTGGGCAGCCTCATGGCTGGGAAGCAAGGAACGCAGAAAATGTCTGACCAATCGAAGATGACCAAAAAACCATCACTCAACCTGCGCCTCGCTATGCGCGTGGAGGGCGATTGGTGGAACGCCTATGCCGCCGACATGCAGACGATGGACGGCGCTGTTCTGATTGGCACGATCAGGATGCGTGCGGTTCGTGGCCCATCCCCAGGATGCGCGCGGCGCAAACAGGCGTTCATGGCACTCATGCAGGATGTGATCAACGAATTCCTGACCGACGCTGGAGCCACTGTGGCTGGTTGGAATGATCCAGAGCGAGCACCCGAACACGAAAGGGCTGGGCGGGCATGACCGACAAATCCCAAACCACCACCGAACATGTCCTGAAAACGTGGCCAACATACTTCTACGCCATAGCCAACGGTTCGAAGAACTTTGAGGTCAGGCGCGATGATCGAGGATTCCAAAAAGGCGATATACTTCGGCTTCAGTGCTTTGATCCGAAGTCAGGTCTATGGGTGCTTGATGGATGTTCAAACGGATCAAAGCCGAAGACTATCATCAAGCGCATCTCCTACATCCTCACTGGCGGTCACTTTGGCGTCGAACCCGGCTACGTTGTGATGGGGCTGCAAGATGTCGAGAGTGCAGAAAATGTCTGATCTCCCCATCCAAGCAACCGATGCCCTTCTGCTAGACCTGCTTTCCCAGGCCCAGATCCAGCCAATCGGCCTTCTGCTCCGCACCAACGACGCTGGGCGCTTGCGCGCGAGGCTCTACGCGCTCAGGGCGCAGTCCGGCTTGGGCGAAGACCTGCAATTCCGGATTTCCACTTTCCCAGATGGGGATCTGGTGATAGTGCAAGCGGAGCTTCCCCAGATGGGGCCTTCGGCCCCATCCTGGGCCAAAGACCTTCAACTCTAAAGCCGGAGGCGCCATGCCCAAACGCGGAATTCGCCCCCAAACCTCCCGCCATGTTTTCATTTATGATGAAGACTGGGAATTTTTGCAAAATCTCTACGGCCGGGGGAGCCGGAACCCGGTGGGGGTAAGCCGGGTGGTGCAAGAGCTTATTCATCAGAAGGTGAAGGGGCTGCGGCAAGCGGTGGCAAACAAGCTGGACCAGGGGGGCTCCGCCCCCAGCACAGAGGAATAACAATCATGTCCGAACAAAATGGGGGCCTGCACCCCGGCCCCGAGGCCCTCCCCCTCTCCAACGCCATCGCCGAGGCTTCGCCGGAGTCGATTGCGGAGCTTTTTTCCCGAGACCCAGAAGGCTATGCGCAGCAAGACATCAGCAGGATCATAGCAGAGCTACGCACAGCGCGGGAGCGTTGGGCCAAGGCAGAGGCAGAGAAGGGAATCGGAGGGACCAGGGCAAAGCCCTCTCCCAAAACTATCCCGGCTATTCTTGCGAGCAAACCCAGTGATATCGGACTTTAAGTAAACAGGACTGGGCCATAGGCCCACAGAGGAAACAACACAATGTCCAAATTTACCTTTATAAACGAAACCACTGGAGCGGCCGCAGGCTCCGACGGCCTCCCCTACGACGGGCCGGTGGCAGGGATTGAAAACTGCTTCATCCTGCCGGAAGCCGGGGACAGCTATACCATCATCGCCGGAGCTGCCGCCGGCCCCAGCTTCATCAGCCTAGTCGGCAAAGCCGACAGCGGGATAGACACCAGTGCCGCCGCCGGGGGGAATATTCTAGACGGAGCTTTTGGCAGCTCTTTCCTAATCGGCACGGCTTCGCCAGCGGCCCTTCCAGACATCTTTTACCTAAACGCAAATTCCGCCCTTACCCAAAACCTCTGGTCCACAGTAGAAAACTTCCACACCGGAGACCAGATTACCATCTGGGACTTTCCAGGCCAGGCTTTCGCCATGACCTGGATGGACGGAAAGGGCGCGCCTGGGGCCACCGGCCTAACCGGGGTCTACACCAACAGCGCGGGAATGCTAAGCGCAATCACCATCGCAGGGTGGAGCAAGGCAGATCTGGCCAGTGGCAAGCTGTCCCTATCCATCGGCTCTACCCCTTACATGTCCGGGGCGAGCATGGGAACTAGCTATCTCCACATCGGAGCGGGGCCGGGGGCATGACCGCCCCCCAGCCTGCGGCAGCACTTGCCACCCGCACCAACACCAGCTTTTCCAAAGTTCTCCCCGGCCTCCAGCTAGCGGTGGACTCCACTTCCATGGGGGCTTTTAAGGAATGTCCCAGGAAATATTATTATTCAATAATCCAAGGCTACCAGCCCAAGGCTACCTCCACCCACCTGCGGTGGGGGATCTGGATACACCAGGGTAGGGAAAGCTACGATGCCCTCCGGGCGCGCGGGGCGGACCACCGGGAGGCTTTGCATGCTGTCGTGTGGGATGCCCTAGGCGCCACTTGGGATGCGGCCTGCGGCCGCCCTTGGGTCTCCGACATGCCAGAGAAGAACAGACTAACCCTAGTCCGGACCCTGGTTTGGTATCTGGATGAATTCGGGGAAAATGACCCAATTAAAACCGTGACACTAGCCAATGGGCGCAGCGCCAACGAGCTTAGCTTCCGCTTCGCCGCAGGCAAGGCCAAGTCCACCGGGGAAGATGTGCTGATGTGTGGACATCTGGACAGGGTGGGACAGCTTGGAGAGGAACTTTATGTGGTAGATATTAAGACCACCAAAAGTTCCCTAAGTCCCAGCTTTTTTGCCCAATTCTCTCCTGGAAACCAAATGAGCACCTACGCCTACGCCGCCCGGATAGTCTTCGGTCTACCCGTCAGGGGGGTGATCATCGACGGTATCCAAGTGGGGGCTACTTTCTCCCGACACCAACGGGGCCTGGTGCACCGCAGCGAAGCCCAGCTAGACGAGTGGGTCTCCGACTGGTGGGTGTGGTATGGCCAAATGGAAGCAGCGGCGAGTTGGGAGCACTGGCCAATGAACGACAAGTCCTGTGGAAACTACGGAGGATGTCCTTTTCAGGGGGTCTGTGCCCGCGCCGGAGGCGCGCGGCAACAGTGGTTGGACCTAAATTTCACCAAACGGATCTGGGACCCGCTCCAGGTCCGGGGGGAACTTTAGGCATGGAGGGGGCAGGGGCAGGGGCAGGGCCAGGGGCGGAGCCCCCGCCGGAGGCCCCTCTGGTCTTGCTCTTGCTAAGTTTTCTTTGCCTAGCCCTGATCCTTCTCTACTGGACCTCCCAAGCCCTCCACTTAGCCTACTTAACCTTCTTATCAGGAATAAGAAAATGAACACAGACTTGGCAATAGCAATAGCCTACTACATCGCAGTAGGAGGGTGCATCTGGCTTGGAATTAGCTGCGCTGCCTTTTTGCTTTGGGCATGGGTAGAACAGAAGCGGCTGGGGAAGGAAAAGTGTATCTTCAAAAGGGGGCGAAGCCCCCATCCCCGGAGGCCATTCTAATGCCCGCGCTCACCAGCCACCACTCCGCCCAAACCACCAAAATGCTCCTGGTCGGAGACAGCGGAGCCGGGAAGACCGGGGCCCTCGCCAGCCTTGCCAGCGCAGGCTACAATCTCCGAATTATTGATCTAGACAACGGCCTAGACGTGCTCAAAAATCTCCTAACTTCCCCCAAGGGCGGATACTCCCCCGAGGCCGCAGCCCGAGTCCACTACCAAACCATCACCGACCCCATGCGGAATGTCGGGGGTAAGCTAATCCCCCGCAGCGCCACTGTGTGGCAGCGGACGGTTAAGTTGCTAGATAATTGGAAAACCGAAGGGGAGGATTTCGGCCCCGTCACCAGCTGGAGTTCGCAGGAAATTCTAGTAATCGACTCGTTGAGCTTCCTCTGCAATGCTGCGATGAATTTTGTCCTCAGCATGAACTCGCGCCTAGGCGCCCCTGCCCAGCAGGGGGACTGGTATCAGGCTCAGCAGCTTGTGGAGGGCCTTCTGCAAACCCTCTATGATGACGGAATCAAGGCGAATATTGTGATAAACTGCCACATCACGTACATCGGCAATGACAACGATGTGCAACATGGGTATCCCGCGAGCTTGGGCAAAGCCCTTTCCCCCAAAATCGGCAGATACTTCAACTCTGTCCTAATGGCCCGGTCCTCCGGGCAAGGGACTGGGGTTAAGCGGAAGATTTTGACCAATTCCACTGGGATGGTGGAGTTAAAAAACACCGCCCCCAGCCGGGTCAAGGGGGAATATGATCTGGCCACCGGGCTAGCGGAATACTTTAAAGATGTCCGGGGAG